CTTTTCTGCTTCGGTGCAATCCCACCAAAGGCGACTATAATTTTTACTGCTATTGCTATGTGAAGGAATGGCTTAATAAGCATATCCAGAAAGCAGAACAAGGTATCCGATTTATTGACCCTCAATATAAAGAACTGTTCCGTATCCCCGACGGCGGAAAGGTCATTGTCACGACTTCTTGGGAAGAGAAACGGGAGTATCCCTGCCGCTTCATTGATGAATACCATACCGAAGTCGGCAGCAATCTGTACCACATCTGCGAGTTTGCCGAGCGTATGCAGAAAAACGGGGCGACCTATGAGCCGAAACCTGCGGAACAAACGCCGCAGAAAACACCGAAGCACAAGGATTTAGAACGATAAGGAGGATTTAGAATATGGCTGTTAATCAGAAAGCCGTCAAGGTCTTGAATAAGGTCTTGGAAGCAGGCTTTACCGATGAAAAAGCGATTGCCGCTATGACTATGGACGATATTCTTTCTATGCAGGGCATCACGGTTGGGGATATTACTCTCATCAATGACCTGCAAAAGAGCATTAAATCGAACAAGGTCATTTCTTTTCTTGGCGGTGGTGCTGAGTGAGTAAACAGAAATATTTGAAACAGAAACGATAAGGAGGTGTAGGTTGAATGGCTGCGAAGTATCAGCTAATCACAGAGCTGTATCGGCGTACAGGCATTGCGGTTGCAAAAAATCCGCAGGCGTGGCAGGGCTTTCTGTCCTCTGCCTGCCGCAACTATAAATGCCGTTTTGACGAACAGCTTTTAATATACGCCCAACGCCCCGATGCTGTCGCTGTTGCGAAGCTCGAAACTTGGAACAGGCAGTTCAAGCGTTGGGTCAATAAGGACAGCAAGGGTATTGCCGTATTTGACCCGAAAGGTCGCAGGAATACGCTGAAATACTATTTTGATGTGTCCGACACCCACGAGGGCTATTATGGCAGCCGCCCTGTTCCGATATGGCAGATGGATGAGCGATACGAGCAGGCTGTTATGGAAAGGCTCTCGGACAGGTTTGGAGATGTGGAAAGCACTGACCTTGCTTCTGACTTAATGGAAACGGCAAAGAACGCCGTGGAGGACAATCTGCAAGACTATTTTTCTCAGTTAAAGGACTGCACGAAAGACAGCTTTTTGGAAGAACTGGACGACTTTAATATAGAAGTCATTTACAGGCGGCTGGCAACAAACAGCGTTGCTTTTATGCTGATCAGCCGCTGCGGTCTGGATACGAATGAGTTTTTTGACCGAGAGGATTTTGCGGATATTGTAAATTTCAATACCCCTGCAACGATAAACGCCATCGGCGTTGCCACGAGCGATATTGCGGAAATGGCGTTACGGGAAATCTCACAGTCTATCCGAAATGTGCAAATAGCGGAAAAAGACCAGAATCGCACCTTTGCACAAAAAACGCAGGCTCAGTATGATAAAGGCAGACAACAACCCGAAAGGAGCGAATACAATGAGCGAAATCACTTACAGCAGACAGGGGGATTATCTTATTCCCGACCTAACATTACCGACAGAGCCAGAGCTTCCGCTTGGCAGGTACGCTTTGATGCACAGGGATTATCTGGAGAAGCACAAGCGAGTGACCTATCTCAATCTGCTGACATCGGGCAGGCTGAACGGGCATCTGCACGAGGTAGAGCAGACAGCACTCCAGAGGTTGGAGCTTCTGACGAAGCAGCTCTCAGCCGAGCAGGGCGTGACAGAGGAACTGAAAGAGAAAGCACCGATGCAGTGGGTCGGACTGATGAACAACATCCGCAGCCAAGCGGAGGAAGTGATACTGACCGAACTGATTTACAAGTAAGCGTTGCCAAAGAGGATGAGGTTAGGGTCAATCTTCCAACCGTAGATGAACAAATCGAAATGATAGCAAAAGCAGAGGACGAAAAAGCCTCTGCTTTTGCTATTTCCAAAGAAGATATTGACTCCGTACTTCAGAAAGGCAGCGGTGTTGCGGACGGAAAATACCGCATCTACCGCCAATTCCAAAAGGGCGTGGACAGACAGAAAAATATTGAGTTCCTTAAAAATGAGTATGGAACGGGCGGCGGTACGCACATCTTCCCCGATGGTTTCAGCGGTCATTCTTGGTATGACAGCAAAGGTCTTGCCATTGACCGAAACGGCACTTATACCAATCACGACCTTGTGTTAAAATGGTCACAGGTTGAAAAGCGTCTGCGTGAGCTGATTAAGGATAACCGCTATCTCAATCCGAAAGAAAAAGACCATTATGCCGATTATCTGGAGAGCGTGTCAGCCCCTCAATATGAGATTGACACCCAGAGGAAAATAGCAAGGCAGCGTTTTATCGACGCCCATCGTGACCTGCCGCCTGCCGACAAACGGGATACCCTTGCTTTGCGGCTATCTGACTTTATCCGTGACTTGGACAGGTACGAAAAAGACCTGTTATCTGTTGTGGAACGAAGCGACCTTGCAGATGTTACCGCCGAGCAAATGGAACAGCACTTATCCGACCCCTCAACCGTTCAACAGCTCATAGACTTTCTTGCACAGGTACAATGGAAAACGACCTCGGTTTTCAGCCGCAGTAATGGGTGGAAGTTTACCGAGGAATTAAGGGAGCTGCACCCACTTTGCTACCTCTACAATGAGGGCGATGTGGTGTATATCGGTGCGGATAAATATGAGATTGCAACACTTACCGAGGAAAAGGTCTATCTGCAAAATGCCGAGTTCCCTATCTTGGGGCAGGAATACAGCCGAGCCGACTTTGAAGAAAAGCTAACGGAAAATCCTGCAAATGACCATCTGAAAGTGGTCGTAACCGAGAAACAGAGGACAGAAGCACCGTCCGAGAAAAAGCAGGACGGAATACAGTTTTCTATCGGTTTTTCCGAACACCCTGCCTTTTATGACAGACAGCTTAATGACCGCTATACGGATTTGAGCTTTGCTCTGGGGAATAAGCTGCTTGGTATTTTGGACGAGAAACAGCACCGTGAGCGTGAGGGCGATAAAAATATCGGGTGGTATCACAAGACAGATTTTGTTATCAAGGCTGTTATCGGCGGCGAGGAATTTAACTATGAAGGGCGGTTTGATATTGGCGATGGTGAGGGCGATTTAATTGCCCATATTAAGAATTTTTACGATTATGCCTTATCGCCAAAGGGCGAACAGCTATATGGAGATGACCGAGAAAGCCTGCTCCGTGGCAGAGATGAGTTTATCCCATTCTTGGAACAGCACACCGAGCTGAAACCAGAGGACGAAAAACTGCTTGATGAGATTATGGCTACCGAAAGTGATTGGTACAGGACAGCCGAGGAAGCCGAAGAAAAACCACAGGCGAATGCCGATAAAGTGAATGGCTCAGAAGCTCCTGTCATTGAAATGGAGCAATCCACAGATGACCTCATAGGCAGGGAAATCATCATAGATAACCGTAAATATCTCATTGAGAGCATCGGGAAAATCAGCGGTGATGTGTCCCTGCGTGACATCACATTCCAGAACAATGTGGGCTTTCCGATAAACCGAGTGGAGAAAATCGGCTATATCCAAAAGCTATTGGAACAGGAAAAAACCGAATTACCACCCGAAGAAAAAACGGAAACTCTTGCCACAGACCGTCATAATTTCCGTATTACCGATGATGCCATCGGTATCGGCGGAGCAAAAGAAAAATTCCGTAACAATATGGCGGCAATCAACCTGCTGCACGAGCTTGAAATTGAAAACCGCCTTGCCACACCCGAAGAACAGGAAGTCCTGTCTCGGTATGTCGGTTGGGGCGGTCTTTCTATGGCATTTGATGAACACAATGCGGCGTGGGCGGAGGAGTTTAAGGAGCTATATGCCAGCCTTTCCCCAGAGGAATACCGTGCCGCTATGGAGTCAACGCTGACCGCTTTTTATACGCCGCCTGTTGTTATCAAGGCGATGTATGACGTACTTGACCGCCTGGGCTTTTCACAGGGCAATATCTTGGATATAAAAGCACTGAGATTGATACAATTTAATTATTCCTCCGCCGATTTTGCCGCTTGAGGGGTAAGTTGGCATTTGAGGGGTAAGTTGTGGAAAGTCGTGGTGTCCCGGTTGTTTTTATAGGAGGTATTTGTACATGTCTGGAGGAACAAAGCAACAATTCAAGCAGTTTAGTATTACCTGTGCCGAAGATGCATGTCTTGTGTTGGGAATGCTAATATCCGGGATTAGTGTCAATCTTGAAAAATATAAGGAGTATGCGTCTGAGGCAGAATCATTATTGGAAAGCATCCAAGAAGAATTTGTTCCCGCTAAAGAATATGACGATGTTAATGATAAGCTCCTTTATAGGCAGCGTGAGATTCTAAAATTTACAGCGGATCATCAGAGCAGTTCTTTTTCATACATAGATCTACGCAAGATTCTGGAGAAACACAAATATATTTCATCACCACTCTCAGAAGAAGTGGCAGCAATTCTCTCTGAATTTCTCGATGTGCGAAATTGGACCTTTCACAATCCACAGTCATTAATGGTAGCTGCTAAAGAAGTGGCCCATAAAGACATCCCTGATGAGTTGAAGGAAATTGCTCAAGTAACGCCACAGTTAAATCCGGTACTTATACGAAAAATATGTCGGTACGAATTAGTCATGCTTGCCTCACTTACAATCCATGCACAAAAACGCATAGAACAGTTTGAAAAAGTTCTTAGAAGTATGAAAGCCGACTACCAAGAAATATACGATTCCATTGAGAATAAGCCCTTCCTAATGACCACTCAGGGATTTTCAGACAGAGTACAATATGTTGAATTGAATGCTACTTCTGGTTTGTCGGATTATCACAGCGACATTGCCCAGATATCAATGGCAATTCAAAAATCAAAATATGATGGCTCAGATGAAAAGTTTAATGATTGGGTTGTAAGGCTGGATGCTGAAAACTCTTGCTGTGATAGTACACTTGCGGAGGAGCCACAAAATGAAGTAAATCACAAATAAGGAATACGAAGAGTGGCAGAAGTGCAAAGCGGAGAAAGCAAAAGGTCATGTGCTGTTGCCGGATACCGTTCGGTTCATCTGCGAGGCCAACGGATATAACGCAGAGAAGATCGGGCAGCACTTCCTTGAAATCCTGCCGAAGAGCTGCCCACCTGAACAGAGATAACAAGAAACGCCTCCGAGCCGGTATGGTTCAGAGGCGTTGCTGTGTCTATGGGATTATGCTTTGATCTCGGTGCCGTCCTTGAAGGTCACCCGGATGTCTTTTTTGCTGTGAACGGTGATGTAATCGACCATCGCCAACCAGTCGGAATCCCGGAACTCCGTCAGCGGCTTCCGGCTCCACAACTCCTGCAGGTAGGTTTCGATCTGGTGCCTTCGGGCTGTGCGCTCGGCAATCAACTCGGTGACCTCGGTATGTCTGGCTTTGGCCTTATCGAACCGAGCCACCAGACCGTCGTAGCGTTTCTGGTAGTCAGCTTGATCAAGAGCAACGTGAGCGTTTTCTTTGATACACTCCTCGATGAGCTCGGCAGCGATGTTGATCTCAGCTTCCAGCTCAGTCAGCTCTCCCTCAAAGGCCGTAGTGTCGAGACTCTTTGAAAGGACTTGCTCATATATGGCTATAAACTGTTCCTTCTGGTCGATCACCTGATTGGCGGCCCGGAGAAACAGTTCTTTTATTTCCTCTTCGGTGAGCGTCGGTGTGGTGCATTTCAGTCCGTCGAACTTATGATTGCATTGCCAGATCACTTTCCGGTAGGCATCATTGCTGTGCCAGACTTTCGGACCGTACCAGCTGCCACAGTCGCCGCACTTGATCTTGCTGGAGAAAATGCTGACCGAACTCTTACGATTCCGGCCCTTTTGGCGGGTGGCCATCAGAGTCTGCACTATCTCAAAGGTTTCTGGATCGATGATGGCCTCATGGTTATCTTTGACATAATACTGCGGAATTTCGCCTTCGTTGGCCTTTTTCTTCTTGGTCAGGAAATCGACTGTGAAGGACTTCTGTAATAGCGCATCACCCTTGTATTTTTCGTTCGTGAGAATGCTCTTGATGTTGCTGGGATTCCAATGGTCCTTGCCGCCGGGCGAAGGAATGCCTTCTTCGGTCAAAATCCGAGCAATCTGAAATGGCGATTGCCCTTGAAGGAACATCCCATAGATACGCTTGACCAGTTTGGCCTGCTCCGGGTTGACCACGAGGTTGTGGTCTGGACCCATGTCATAGCCCAGAAACCGCTTGAATGGCACCGTGACTTTGCCGTCTGAAAACCGCTTCCGCTGGCCCCATGTGCAGTTCTCGGAAATGGATCTGGATTCCTCCTGTGCCAGCGAGGACATGATCGTCAAAAGAAGCTCACCCTTGCCATCAAAGGTCCAGATGTTTTCCTTCTCAAAATAGCACTCCACATTGTGCTCTTTCAGGGAGCGGATGGTGGTAAGGCTGTCAACCGTGTTTCTGGCAAAACGGCTGACCGACTTAGTGATGATCAGGTCGATCTTTCCAGAAAGGGCGTCCGCTACCATGCTCTTGAATCCCTCACGCTTTTTAGTGTTCGTCCCGGTGATTCCCTCGTCAGTATAGACGCTGACGAACTCCCAATCGTCCCGCCCTTGGATATAGTTTGTGTAGTAATCGACCTGCGCTTCGTAGCTGGTCAGCTGTTCTTCATTGTCGGTGCTGACACGAGCGTAGGCTGCCACACGTCGCTTCTTTTTACTGTTGATCGGTGCCGACGTGAAGCGTGACAGCGTCGCCGGTATTGTGGTTACGGTTTTGGCCATTTCTTTTCGCTCCTTATTTTCTTTATTCTTTCGCTCATTGCCTTCCTGCGTTTGTCTGTCCAAGCAGCCTTCATTGATTCTCTTGCTTTTTCCCGTCGCTCCTCGGTCCAAGGAGTGCCGTGACGTTTATCTAAGAAGTCTCTGGATTCGGTGTGACCGTCCCGGAAATGGAATGTAACCGTGTGGTCGAGGATTGCGGCGCTTTCAATCTGTGCATCCATCGCAGCCTCGTCAAATTCGTCAAGACCGAGGACGTCAATCACCAGCCGCTTCATGGTCTCGTCCCGGATGCCGGGGTTGTGGCACTGATCCTTTGGGCCGATGCAGTACCAAGACCGTGTCGGGGTGCCGTCCTTACGCTTTCCAGATTGGCAGCGGTAATTGGCACCACAGCAGCCGCACTTTATGAAGCCGGTGAACTCATAGAAAAGGTGCTTGTTGGGATTGGTGTCCTTACGCTTGTGCCGTTCTCCCCAGAGCTTTCTGCGCTCGTCTGTCCACCAGTCGGTCTTGGCGGTTGACTGCCATTTGGTCGTGACTTCGTGGCCGTCGTAAAAGCGGAAGGTCAAGGTGTCGTCTCCAATGACGATGATCTCCTCAATCTGCTTGCTGAAAGCATCCTCATCAAATTCGTCAAGGCCCAGCACCTTGGCAGCGGTGTTCTGGAGCATCTTCTCCGGTATGTTCTTTGACGGGCAAGCTGACGCACCTTTCTGGCTTTTTGTCTGGCAAGTCCAGATGTAGTAAACCTCACCGGCGGTGTTTCGCTTTCCGCTGTGGCGGTAGTGCTTGCCGCAGCAGCCGCAAGTGATCTTGGTGGAGAAGGCCGAGAGATTCAGCGACTTATTTCCGAAGGGGCCAAGGTCCCGTCTGCGCTTGAACTCGGCTTGTACCGCTTGCCACTCATCCATCGGGATGATGGCTTCGTGAGTATCCTCGACGAAGTACTGTGGAAGCTCGCCGTAATTCTTTCTGCGGTGTTTGGTGATGGGGTCTTCGCAGTATTCCTTCTGGAAAAGCATGTTCCCTGTGTAGGTGATGTTTGTTAGGATGACCTTCACATTGGAGTCCACCCACGGCTTTCCTTGCCGGGTATAAATGCCTCGTTGCATCAGGGCTCTGCCGATTTCTATGCGTGATGCGCCTTTCATATACTCAGCATACATCCAGCGGACGATCTCGGCTTCCTCCGGAATGATGACCAGCTTGTCATCCTGCCACTCATATCCGAATATCGAGAACTTGCCGTTGGGAATGCCTTGCTTGAATCGCTTTATCATGCCCCATTTGACGTTTTCCGAAATGCTGCGGCTCTCTTCCTGCGCAAAAGAAGCGAGGATGGAAAGCATCAGCTCTCCGTCACCACTCAAGGAATTGATATTTTCCTTTTCGAAGCGAACCTCAATTCCGAGATCCTTTAGGTGCCGGACTGTGTTCAAAAGATCCACAGTGTTCCTCGCAAATCGCTGAATCGACTTGGTGAGGATAATGTCGATGTTTCCGGCTTCACACTCTGCCAGCATGCGATTAAACTCCTCACGTTTTTTGGTGTCGGTGCCAGAGATCCCGTAATCCGCAAAAACTCCAGCATACTCCCATTCGGAGTTCTTCTGAATCAGTGCGCTGTAATAGCTTACCTGTGCAGAAAGCGAATGCTGCATCCGCTCGGATTCTATCGACACTCTTGCGTAGGCAGCGACTCTCTTTCTTTTTTTCAGAACCGGCAGTTTTCGCTCGATTTTCTCTACTGTTTTCAATGAAATCCCTCCTTTGGGTAGTGTCTATATATCACTCTAAAAGGCAGGAATATCAAGCGTTTTCGGATAATAATGTGCCCAAATATGGCCGGTATTTTTCGAGCAGAATTGTATCAATCTCAGCATATTCCTCCTCGGTGATCAGGCCCTTTTCGAGCATGGATTTTGCCATTGAAATCGCTGCATGATAGAGCATGTCATTGTGGAGTTCCTCCTTGCTCATCAGACATCACCGCCTTTGTACCGAGCCGCAATATAGCAGGAGTGGGAGCAGTATTTGCGCTTGGCGTTACCATAGGCTGTGAACTCCTTCCCACACTTTGGGCAAGTAAAGCTATAGATGGCCTTCTGCTTTACGGCTTCTGGATGAGCATTCCACCATGCTGTCCTACACTCTTGACAGCAGAACTTCTTCTGTTTTCGTCCAGAGAGTTGGATTAGCACCTTTCCGCAGTTCAGACAAAGCTGCGTTGGAACCTCCGCAAGACTGTGGCTCTTGGCTTTTTCGCCAGCGAGGCCGTGGGAGCGGCAGTAGGCTTTGACGCTATCCTTTGACAGGCCGACGCTGTTGGCAATCGCTGTATATCCGAAGTTCTGATGTCTCAGGGTTATTATCTTTTCTCTTTGCTCATTGGTCATGAGATCATCCTCCAATCTGAGAGGGACCCTCTCACTACCCACTGGAGGAAAATGACTGTCTTGAACGAAAAATCAAAAAAATTAGCCCACCGAACCTTAACAGTTCGATGGGCTTCATGATTAGTTTGGAATTTTCAGCTTTTGACCACTGTAAATCACATCGGAGGTCAGGCCGTTGAGAGTTTTGATTTCCTTGTATCGTGTACCGTTTCCAAGGTATTTGACGGCGATGCCCCAGAGGGTGTCTCCTTTGACCACAGTGTGAACGCGATAAGTAGTGGAACCACTACCGCTCACCGGGGTCAGATCAGACACACGAATCGGAGACATAATAGCATTCGTACCGCTCTCATTCTTGTTGATGACGGCACGATCACCGGAGACCTCCTGCACATACCAGTTTTGATTTTTCACCCAGCCTGGAATGGTCTGACCGCCATAATACTTGGTACCCGTGATCTTAACAAGGTCACCCGCTTTGATGGCCGTACTCGTATCAGGTTTAGTGGACGGCTCAGAAGTACCGCCGCTAAGCAGGGCTTTCACATCTGCGCGGAAGGTATCCATGCTCTTTCCGTGTTTGGGGAACCAGTGCATCACATCTCCGTGATTGGATGCGATGCCTTTTTTGTAGCCCTCGCAGTGGCAGATGATGTTCTGTTCGGTCAGACCGTACTGCTTGCAAAGGTACGCACAAAGCTCCACCGCTTCCGTGTAGACCTTGTTGAAGTAGGTCTTATCAGAAAGCCCGTCCTCACAGATTTCAAAGCCAATGTGCGTATCGTTGGCAGAACCGCCTGCATGCCATCCACGGTGATCCCAGGGCAGCGTCTGATAGGTTGCCACACTTCCGTCAGCCAGCTTTCCAATAAAGCCGTGGACGCAGACCTCTCTTCCGCCGGGATGATAGGTGTTCCAGTGGTTGTTGTACTGGTTTTTACCCAGCTTTCCGTCATCCGGGCCGACATAGCGTTTCAGCCACGGATTGTTGGCACCGGTGGAATGCACCATAATGCCCTTGACAGTAATCTTTCTGCCAGCTTTGTAGCAGGCGTTTTCCGTGAAAATGAGTTTGTTGAGATTCATTCAGTTTACCTCCTTATTGTGAAGCTGCTGTAATACATCTTTGAGTTTGTCGGGCACCGGAAGCCCTAAATGTGCGGAGTTCTCCAGGAGAGAAACACCCTCGTTGGAGAGATAGAAGAAGATCACCGCAGTACGCAGAACCCCTGCGTCACCCAGCACATACACATCGATGATGTTACCGATTCCCACTAAAATGAAGATCAGCACTTTGCGGCAGATCCCCTTAAAGCCGACTTCACTGGATAGGCTCTTGTCGGCAATGGCACACATCACGCCGGTGATGTAGTCGATCACCGCAAAGGCGATCAGAGCATACAGAAAGCCGTCAAATCCGCCCAAAAGCCAGCCGATAAATCCGCCAATGGCAGAAAAGGCAATCTGAATGCCGGTCCAGATAGATCTCATAGTTTTGTCCTCCTTCATAAATGATTTTGTGTATGAAAAAAGGCGCTCACAACGAGCACCTTGATTCCGAAACGTTAAGATTTTTTCACCCAGGCCTGCCAGTTTGCGTTTACCTTTGAGCGAATATATGTCGTGTATGGATTATCACGGTGGGTGTAACGCTGTATGACCAGGTTTGAAGAGCATGAAAACACCTCGAGCATTCCCCAAGAGGTGCTTGGATAGTGCAGTGATGTATCCGCCATATTTCGCCTGAAATAAATTCCCGGTGTGGTAATCGTGTTTAAATCAGTATCATCAGGAATGGACGCCTGCACCAGCCCCATGATATTGTAGCCGCTCATCAGGATCAGCCCGTCTGCGGAAATGTTTCCTCCCACATCCAGCGTTTGGCTTGGCGTTGGTTTGTTAATGCCCACCTTCTTCTTTCGCAGGGCTACAAGCGGCGTCCCCTGCGGTATGACGAAATACAGATCCAAAGAACTCTGCGAGTACAGCCTGTCCTGTATCTGCAGATGAAAATCGTAGGAATATCCTGCATCCAGGCTGCACAGTTCCAGATTGGAGAAACTGAAGGAAGTGCCGCTCCTGGTCGTTGACGACAGGATGCTGGTATAGCTGCCGTATGACGCAGCACTGGTTTTCTTATACCGATACCGGACATACTGCACACTGTTTTTCTGTGTTCCGTCAACGGTAACAGCTGAGATGGAGCCGTTGAACTTAAGCTGCATTTCCGCTTCAATCTCGTTCGTGCGCCGCAAAGTAACCGATGAGATTTTAGGCTTTGCATATGCTATCACCGTGACATTCTTTGTAACGCTTGAAGTGTACCCGCGGGAATCTGTAACAGTAAGCGTAACAGACACGTTGCCGGACTTTTCAATCTTACCGACCGTGATTGCCGCACCGGAACTGCTGGACGCTGACAATCCATTGCAGGATGCAGTATAGTTAGAGATGGAAGCTCCGTTTTTTGCCGTCGCCGTTCCTGGCGTTACCTTTAAAGTCGAATAGCCCTGAATAAAGAGCTGGTTGTTGCCTGTAATATTTGCAGTGGTGCTGTAGCTGTCCTCGAAGGTAAATCCGGAAAGAGTCGGCGCAGAATTTGCAGATGTTGTCTGTATCACTGCCGTTTTGCTCGATGTACTGCCGATCTGCGTTGAACCGCTGTAAGTTGTGACGGCAAAAGTTCCCGTAAAGGATTTGATGGATGCCATCGCATTCAAAAGCGTTGTGCGCTGTGCCGCCGTAAGCGTAACCGTGCGGGTGGCGGTTCCTTTTGTCCAGGAAAGTCCTGAAATGGTCAGATAGGTTGAACTGCCGTTTTTAATTGCAAGCGTGTACGAGTAGGAAGCCTCATACACCGTAGCATTGATAGAAACCGTCACTGTCGCATTATCTGCTGTTACGGTGCTTACGCTGTTTACTACGGCTCCGCCAAGGGTTTTAACCGTCGCGCTGCCGGATGTGCCGTAAACCTGGTTTGATTTTTTTCTCGCTCGAACCTTAACGGTGTAGCTTGTGTTCGGAGAAAGCGAAGATACTGTGACGCTGGCGCTGGTAGAGGCCGTATTGGAAAAGGTTGTCCAGGAGGAGCCACCGTTTAGGCTGTACTGCCATATATCCGCAGTGCTCGATGAAGTGGCTGAAATCTTAAATCCGCTTGCTGTGACGCCGCTTGTGCTGAAGGCAACCGTCGGGGCGCTTCGGTCGATTTTATCAAGATTAACCGTAGTGGAAGCTGTAATCGTTCCGACGGATACGCCTGAATACGTGCCGGAAAATCTCCATGATGCTGACAGCGCAACGCCCGTTTTGGTACCGTCTGAATTGTGGCTGACACGGACGGTCTTTGTTTTTAACAGCACTTTGTGCCAGCTTGTAGAACTCATGTCATTGATTGCCGGTGTGGTATAGGTCTCGCTCGTCCCGTTGATGGAAACCTTACAGTCGCTTCTTGAACCTACCGACAGTGTGTAAAACTGTAAATAGACCTTCAGCGTAACATCGGTATAATTGCCTGTTATGCTCTGGCTTCCGCTCCACTCACAGTAAAGCCCGAATTTGCTGACCGGATACTTGCTGAATGAGCCGCTTAACGCCATAAAACCGCCTCCTTAATCCAGAATTACGATGTTTAATCCCTCTGACGCAGTGGCCAAAGGGACGAACTTTGTTTTTCCCACAGTCAGCTCGCCGTCCACTGTGGTTTTCTTGGTCTGTGTTTCATCCTTGTTGAGGGTAAAGATCACCTCGTCATTGTAATAACCGGCAAATTCCGTATTCGTGATGACCGTCCGCTGTGAAGATGCCGAGTTTGACACCTCGATGCCCCGCTTGTCTATCTTGACCTCCTGCGTATAGATCTCGTTGGGAGCAGGCGTCCATTTGCGAGGGATCGCCCCTTCGGTTACCATGATGTCGGCCAGATAAACGGATGCGTCGCGGCTGTAACAGTAGATGCGAAGCGTAGGGTCGGTCACATCGGTGAGCGTGGCCGTGAAGTCCGTCCAGTCAAAAGAGGTGCTCTTGCTGAAGAGATATTTCGTTTTGTTCCCGTTGTAGGTCACATAGAAGTAGCCGGACATGGCCGAGGTCTTTTTTACCCGAACAGAAACGGTATATGCGCCGGGAACAACGCCACGGATATACTGCGACAGCGAGGAATATGCTCCAAGCACAAAGCAGGAATCAGAAATGGTGTTGTTCTGCGTGTCGGTGGAGGTGTCTGTCCGCACCGTTCCTGAATAGCTCCAGTCATCCGATATGCCGTTTAGGCCTGAGGAATTCTGCACATAATTGATGCCGCCGATGTACTGTTCCTGCATGGTGAGTGAAAGCCCGTCCACCGTATGCTCAAGCTGTGAGAGCTTGCTTTCGGAGTTCAGCACACGTTCCTCCAGAACGCCCTGATCGCTTGAAACCGTTTCTACTGTTTCGGTAAGGCTTGCCACATAGCTGTTTAAGCCCTCGATGGTTTGCTGAAACTGCGCATCTTTCTGCGTGAGGATGGAAATGGTGGTGCGGATCGTTTCAATGTCATTCTGCACCACCCAGGCGTTTCCGTTCCATATTTTTGTCTCCGGCGGAGACACCGAGGTATCCACCCAAAGCTGGCCTTCATACGGATTTTCAGGCGGAGATGCCGAGGTGACCACATCGCAGATGCTGATGATGGTAAATTGAGCGGATGCGATCATCTCATCACCCCCTCAGAGCGTTACAACGACCATAAAGGTTGCTTTTGTGTCCACATCCGCACTGGACACAGACAGAGTCTTGCCGCTCTTGGAACCGTTTGTGCCCCAGGAGGTGTCGACAGCGCCATCCTTATTGTATTTCGTCCAGGTATAGGTACCGCCGCCTGCCGCATCTACCTCTGCGCCGGCCTGATAGCATACGGCGGTCAGCACTGTTGAGCCTTGGCCGTTTTTAAACACATCACCGCCTGTGGAAGTGACAATAATCTGAAGCGGGTCGGAGTTGTCAATGAAGGTTGCAACATCAAAAAACTTTGTGTTGTAAGAAGCAGAAGCGGAATCTGTATCCTGCGCACAGCATTTGAACACGGCATAACTGTCCACTGCGGCGGCGTAGATTGTGATGGTATTGGAGGAGGTTCCGGTATATCTGCCTGTGGCATCAGACAGCTTCCGCCAGCCAATACCGAAATCAGCATCATAACCTGTGGAGGCGGTCGATGTGACGGATGCGTCCATAGCCGCCCATTTGTAGGATACTTTAGTTGTATCAACCGTAGATCCGCGCCACAGTTCCGCCTTTGCCGTAAGCGATGCAACCTCAGAATTCTTGAACACATTTCCGCTTGGCGTGGTGACGAGCAGGTCGACAATGCCGCTTCCATTTACCACGCGTGAGAAGCTGATCGTCAGCGGATGCGTAATTGACAGGCCCGTGGATGCGTCCTTATAAGTGACGACACAGCGGTAATCGATACCGGGCAGGCCTGCCATTACATTTCCCTTAACGGTCAAAATATGACTCTTCGCACCACTTAGGGCATAACTGCCGGAAGAAGTGATTGCAGTTGTGGAACTGCCGATATACCATTTTACAGAGGTTACCGCCGAGGACGTGATCTGGTCGGTGGTTGTACCGATGACATAGAGGCTCGGAGTCAAGACAAGATTTTTCGAAGTCCAGTCCGGCGAATAGCTGTCGTTGTCAGGGTTATACATCTGTGTCTTTGCAAGATTCGAGCCGATATATCCGGTTAGGGTAAGTGCATCATTATAATCGATGATTGTAAATTGCCCTTGTGCTTTGCTCATGAAAATTCCTCCTTCAATTCAGCCAAGCAGGCTGTTTCTTGTAGCTGTGTCGATGAGGTCACAGAAGAAGGTTGCTCTAACTTTGACATCATCGGATGTAATTTCGATAGACTTTGTTCCGCCGAAATGCGCGCTGTTCCACAACTTGTCGGCCTCGGTATCATCAGACACCCTTGTCCATATGAATTGGTTGTCGTCAAGGGTATCTGTGATATTTTCGTCCCATGAGAAAACCGTGGCATAAAGCGTGGTTTGGATATTGTTGTTTTTGAAAATGCTCCCGTTGGATGAGTTAATCACCAGCCGGAGCATTTTCTGTTCTTCAATCACTGAAATGCGGTCGCTGACTTCCGTGACCTGCTTGTTTGTGGCATAGGCTCGCAGTACGACTTCACCCGTCTCCAAGTCCCAATAGGATGAGCCGTCCTGTGATTGAATGACCCCCGCCTTGATGATGTTTGCAATCAGCGAACCGGAAGTGATAAAGTCCGCCACAATCTGCCCATCGGCGGTGATGGCAGTTTCATACGGACCGTTGTAGCCATTTCTGGAAAAGCCTAACCCATTCACATTCCACCGCCAGACATTGACAGCGTCTTGTATGGCGGGAGCATCCAAAACAAGAAGTTCATAAGGCCTCCCGGTTTCGTCCCCGTGCAGCACCACATAGCCGCCGGTCTGGCCGGTGATCAGAGAGGTGGCATTGCTGATGGCGGTCTGCAGGAGTTTGGGAAAACGGTCAACCGCTGACTCTACTTTTCCAACAGAGGACTGTACCTCGGAGAGCGTGGTAATCATACTGGATTTTTCGTTTCCCAGGGTAATGCTCACATACCGCTCTGCAAGGGAGTCGTAGACGGTTTCGATTACCGTTGCTGAGACATTCACCCCAAGAGCTGTGTGCCGGATGGTAACGGAATCGCAAAGACACACACGCTCCAGAAGTGCCGAATACTCCGGCTGTTTCCATAGAGGCTCAAACGCCACCTTGACGGTGGGAATGGTTGCTCCCAGAGGATTTGCCTTGATGTAGTCGTTTGCAGCCGCCCGCAAAGAATCCTCGGTGATTTCAATGCCGCTCTCAAACCTGTCTGTCAGGTCAAGAATGAGCGTTTTGCTTCGCACCATTTCCTCAGACACAATGGGAAGGGTTTGTTCCGGGAGTGTGACAACCGTCTCTGTTTCCGAACCCTCCGGTGTATATACAGCGTAAGGAAGAAGCTGTGTATATACGCCGCTGTTATCCTCATCCTGTTCCAGAGAAGTGAGGTTTTTGCCGTATTCAATGACAACTCCGGTCTTTTCGCCGCGATGAGAATGAAACTTTACCGTAAAGTTGTCCCATTCAAACTCACCGTGCCATTTGGAGAGCATGGAACCTTCCGTACCACCCAGACAGGCTCGGACGCTTTTGGGGGTTGTGACGGAGAACTCTTTTGCCTCCGAGTAGTCCGTCCAACCCGTAAAGCGGCTGTCCCCGGCAAGGATCTGATTCAAAAGCAATGCCGGAGAACGGCTTTCCACCGAGAACGGCATAACGGGGACATTGGCAAGGTCATAGGAAATGTGCTGACCATATACCGTCACCACACCGTTCAGCGGCTTAGTTATCCGATAAATACGGAATGCCTGCGGTTCTCCTGTATCGTTGGGTTTAGCCTTGATGAGCCGCTCTTTTGCTATCAGCTTGTAATGCTGACCAGTAATGGGGTATTTGAGTATGCATTCAAATACACCGTTTCGCTCCTCTGTGACCTCACAAGAAATCGTATCCGTGAGCGCACCCAAGCCAAAGGTGGTGAAGCTGGTGCTGTTTGCTGGGTATAGAACAGGAATCATAAGCAGCACCACCTTGGCTGAACGGCAATCTCCGCATCCCCGGATACCGTTAGGACGGTTTCTCCGGGCGGGAGCAACGGAAAGTCTTCGCCCGTTACCTTGTCGTTCAGAAGCTGTGTGCCGAAGTAGAAATTCATCTGCTCACTGTCGCAGGTTATACCGCTTTCGATGCCTTTGAACTGCCATGAACGGTTATACCCACCGTTTTGAAGCGTAAGCGTAAAGTCACCGCTCCCGGTCAGAGTGATGAGCGGCTTTGCGGAAAAGACTTCCGGGTTAAACAGACTGCTGCCGCTTGTCACCGAGGTTTCCAGAAGTCCATCCTTTTTATACCGGTACGGCTTGCAATTGAAGGTGACCGTAAAGCAGCCGACTTTATTCAGCTGATCTTCAATATCCAGTGAGCCGCTGATAACCCCATACCGCAGATACAGCGAATCGTAGGAATCAGTAATCTCGTGATATCGGTCAGGCTCCGTATAGAGCCAGCCTTTTACCGCACGAAGCAGGTCGGATAAATCCTCGACTGTATTCCGTCTCACAAAAACGGTGTAGGTCACCTTCACATTGGCAAAGCGGTTATTGGAAACAATCAAATCACCGCTTCTGCCGGGAATAGACTGAAAAGAGATGTCATATTCCGGTGCGGAAAAGATATTTTTGCTCTCAATATGCAGACCGAAATCAGCAGAACTAATCCCGTTATAGGTGAAAAAAGTCATGCAAATACCACTCCTTTCCGCATCGTAAATTGGCTGGCAGTTTCCATGACCTCATTGGTCAGCTGCCGGATGTCCTCCGCAGAGTAATTGTTGAAGTTTGTAATGTTGAGCACAAGGGAAAGCCCAGAGGCTGTGCCGCCGGGAATGCCGCCAACGGAAGAGCGAATATTGCCGCTCACGTCAAAGTCCGTGGGCAGAGCGGTCTGCATATCGTGGGCAAGGTCGGTCATCACACCGTCAATATCTTTTGCCATGCCCTCTGCAGCTTTCACCGCCTCATCACCCTTGTCGTCGATGGAACCGGCAAGACCCTTCACCAGCATTTCACCAACCCAGGCCATTTCTTTGGAAGGCGAGTTGATGCCAAAGAAGCTGCAGATACCATCCCAAATGCCTGAAATCCAGCCGGATACCTTGTCCCAAAGCCAGGAAGCAAGACCGGTAATACCGTCCCACAGACCTTTGACAATGTTGCCGCCGATCTCCACGATTTTGTACATAAGCGATCCGAACGCCTTTACAATCCCGGTGATGATTTGAGGTACGGCTTTCACAATCTCCACGATGATGGTGGGGAGATTTTCAATGAGTGAAACGAACAGCTGAACACCGGCCATAATGATCTTATCGATGTTCCCGATGACAGCGTTTACGATACCGGAGATAATCTGCGGGATTGCCTGCACGATGGTTGTGATGATTTGCGGCAATGCCTGGATAAGGGAGATCAGCAAATCAATGCCCGCCTGGATAATCAGCGGGATAGCATCCAAAACAGCGTTGATGATCCCGTCAATAATCTGGGGGATCGCTTCCACGATGGCAGTAATGATGTCTGGTAAAGCCGCCACCAAGGAGGTCAGCAGCTGTATGCCGGTTTCAATGATCTGCGGAATGGAATCCAGCAAAAAGGTCACGATGCCGTTGATGATTTCCGGCAGAGCTGCTATCAGGACGGGCAGAGCGTTCAGGATTCCCTGTGCCAATCCCGTGATCAGCTGAAGAGCTGCGTCCAAAATTAAAGGCAGGTTCTCAATCAAGGTCTGTACGATTTGAATGACCACCTGCACCAGGGTGGGAATTAGTGTGGGAAGTGCTGTTGCAATACCGGTCGCAAGGGTAGCAATCACCTGTGCAGCCGCCTGCAGAATTTGCGGGAGCAGTTCAATGAGGCTGTTTACCAGCTGCATAATAATAGACAAGGCTGCGGCAGCCAGTTCCGGCAAGGCTTCGGTAATTCCGGTAAGCAGGGTGGTAATAATGCTGATGCCAACCTCCAGAAGAACCGGAAGGCTGGCGAGCAGTGCCTCACCAAGCATAGGAAGAATGGTGGACAGCTTTTCCATCAAAACTTCCACCAAACCGGAAACACCTTCTGCAAAGGTTTCTGCAGCCCCGGCGGTTCCGTTCAAAACTCCTTGCAGCCCTTCACCCATCAGAGAGACAAAGGGAAGCATGGCGGTAAGCACATCCGCCGCCATTGTTTTCAAGGTGGTCATAATGGGTTCTGCAACAGCACCAAGCTGGGCATAGGCATCGGTAAGCAAAGCCTGCGCCCGCTGTGCGTCCATCACATCGCCATTGAGTTCCTTGTAATTCTCGGCGGCTTCCTGATACAGACCGTTTAAAGTATCGGTAATCAGTGCCGCCCGTTCCTGCTCGGTGTTACAGCCGTCCAGGGCAGACTGGAAATCCTCTTCATTGACTCCCGCCCAATTGAGCGCATCTGCCAGGACACCCGTCAGCTGTCCGGTTTTCGCTGTTTCATTGGCGGCTTCAGTAAGACCCTCAATCGGCAAGCTGTCACCAAAGGTTGCCCAGACACCGGCAGCTATGTCCGTCCATCGTGTCAGTTCTTCTTCGGTAGAGCACAGTTTTGCCAGATGGTTGACTGCCTCCACACTTCGGTCTTCTTCACCCAAAATGGAGTAAAATCCGGTGTAGGCTTCACCGGCCTGTTCAGCGGTAAAGCCTGCGGTGAGGAAGGCGGCATCCAGCTTCGCCTGATCTTCCCGGTATTCACGGGTAGATTCGGCAAGGTCGAGGAAACTCTTTGTCAGCCCCACCAGCGCAGCTCCGGCAGCGGCAACGGCAGCACCGATGGTAACTGCCACACCCTTCATGACAGAGCCGACCTTTTCCAGTTTGCCGGAGGACTTGTCGGCATCATCTGCCGCACCTTTCACCTCATCACCGAAACCGTCCGCCTGTTTTCCGGCATCCTGAAATTCATCACCGGCTGCGTCAATGGCATCCTGATTCTGTTTTAGTTCCCGCTCCATATCGTTAAGAGCGGCTTCGGCATTGTTCAGCTGAATCTGCCAGTTTTGTGTGCGGCGGTCATTTTCTCCAAAGGAAGCGGAAGCGTTGTCGAGAGCCGAACGAAGGGTTTCAATCTTCTGCTTCTGGGCTTCGATTTCTTTGTTCAGAACAGTGTTTCTTGCCGTGAGTGCCTGAACGGAGGAGTCGTTTTTGTCGAACTGGGAGGAAACCAGCTTCATTTCAGATCCAAGAACCTTAAAGGACTGGTTGATTTCAGAGAGGGCTTTTTTGAATTCCTTTTCACCCTCAAGTCCGATTTTCAGACCGAAATTATCCGCCAAATGACCACCTCCTTCTTAAATCCCATCCGGGATGATATCGTCAATAAAGTGCTCACACTTGGGCTTTGCCTGGCCGTTCCACTGCTTATGGCACTCCCACAAATCCAAGAGCAAGCCAAACGGCATCAACCACACCTCATCCATGGAAAGATGCAGGTGGGCGATGCCGTAATAAAGAAGCCGGGTAAACAGTTCCTCGTCTGTTACCCGACTTGTGCGTTTTTTGTATCGGTCTCACTTTCGATGTTACGCTTGGTGCCCTTATACAGAGCCTCGGTAATGGCGGTTTTGTAGCCCGCCAAATCCGCAGGAGCAGTAAGAAGTTCCACCATTTCCTCGGTGAGCAGTTCCTTGGGATTCTCCTTGTTTTTCAGGTTAAACACAAGGATAGACTGGTTTGCCAGGAGGGTGATCAGCCACACGATTTCTCCGATCGCCATTTCAAAGTTCTCGGATTTCATCAGCTTTTCACCCAGGTTTTCAAGACCGCCGTACCGTCCGGCGATTTCCTTTGTGGCTTTGGTGGTGAGCAGTAAAGTGTACTCCTCACCGCCAATCAGAATATTTGCAGAGCGTTCCTGTTCCATCTGTTAGTGACCTCCTTAATCTGCTGCAGGCAGTGCAGCATAAGACGGCTCATACACCTGCTTGTACCAGTTCGTGATGGTGTCGGTGGATACACCCTTGTCGCCCTCGGTGACCTCTGCTTTCCAGGGGTGCTTGCCCTGGGCGTCCACCTTGTTCCTGCGCAGAATCGTCCCCTCGATGGTGGGAGTGGAAAAGGTAATGCTGTCACCCTTGGTGGTGAGGTTCGTAGCCGGGATTCCGAACTTCACTCGGTAAAGCCAGAAGTAACGATACTTGCCGTTGGATTTCTTTGCCCGAAAGCCAACCGCAACGGGAGCACCGCCATCCTCGCTGGTGGAAATCACGACACCATTTTCATCGATGACCGCACCCGTCAAATCCGATGCTGCAGTTGCACCAATATCGTCCACACCCAGGGAAAGGGTGCCGGATTTGAATTCCTTTACAATCTCCGCCGCTCCGTCATCCGCATACAGTGTAGCCTCCGCCAGTTCCACCGAAAGTTCGGCGGTCATGGCTTTTGCCAGCTGTGCAGGGGTTTCGTAGGTTTCATCACCGTTTTCACCCTCTGTGATTTTGGAGTAGAAGAGCTTATCAAGGCCAATCGTAGCCATAATCAATCCTCCATTTCGTAATAATGAGCTACATCCACATTGTAGTGGTGATAGCCGGTTTCCGTTTCATAGCCGATATAGCTTCGGCCTGTTACGGTAAAGTCGTGAGAGAGCAGCAGCTTTATAAGAGCGTTCTTCTCTTTGGTGTAGCTGCCCTTCGTGTATAGGGAGATACGCACCTCCTGGACATCGATACCCGGAGAATTATCCGTATGGACAGCGAAGGTATCGGAAAGCGGTACGAGTACCAGATATTTGTCCGGTGCGGTATCAGAAAACACCCCGGTCTCCACGGGAATATCCAACGTTTCGACCAGAGTAGTCAAATCAGATAGCAGGCTCACAGCCTATCCACCTCCTGTTGAAACTTCTGCTTCATAGCTGTCTCACAGGCGGCTTTTGATGCCGTTTTGGCTGGCTTCAAAAAGGGTTTAGCAGGCTGACCGTGTTTGCCGTATTCCAGAATGTTTGCGATCTTTGCATTGCTGTCTCCGTCACTTCTTGGCTCCGCAAAACCGACTTTTATGTTGTGGTTTCCGTCTTTGTCCATCCTGACAGAGGATAGCCCCAGGGAACGTTCCAGTTCACCTGTAGAGCGGGAATCGTACTTTGTACCGGAACCGATAACCGAGGCGAGGTTGCTTTTTGTCTTTTCCAGGACGATTTCGCCGCCTGCTTCCAGAACCTTCTCGCAGATTTCATCACTCTTTTTTCCAAGGGAAGAGAGTTTGATGAGAAAGTCTTCCGGCATCATCATTTGTACCTTAGCCACCCTTTGCCACCACCTTTTTTGCCAACACCTCCGTGTACATTCCACGGCCTTTCACATCCTCCACGGAAATGATCTCAAAGCGGTCTCCGTCTGAAATGAGGATTTGATCGGTCTTAATCTCAACTCCGGGAATGCAGCGGAAGCGGAATAGGTCGGTTGCCTCAGAAAATGCGGCAAGATTTGCCCATCTTTGACTGCCATGCCGACCTTCCCGATACACACGGATAGAAGCGAGGACTTCGTCTACGGTAGTAGAGAAGCCCTCGCTGTCCTTTACATTTTTGGTGGCAATGAGTTCTGCAAAGCCGTTCATTTTTCCAAAACTCATAGCTGCCACCTCCGGTCCAGTCGAAGCAGGAGGTTTACCGTGTTCCAGACCTGCTGCCCGGCCTGCACATTGTCAGCAAAAAAGCCACCGGTGCTGCCGTCCCTGGATTCATAGAAATGGGACGACAGCATGATGACAGCCTGTTCGGTGGTGGGCGGCATGGGGTTTGCCTGGTAGTAATCTTTCTCCAAATGCTGATAGCTTTCCGCATACGAAACAGCGGCGGTGATGTATGCCATCAAAAGCTCATCGTCCGCCGCATGGGAAAGAATCAGATTCTGTTTTACCTTTTGGAGCAGTTCATCCATGACCGCCGCCTCCTTATTAAGCACCCATTTTCAGCAGCTTGATGCCTTCCGCGAGGATCACCTTGCCGTCCACGCGCTCGGTTGCGATGAAACCGACCTGACCGTTTCCGGCATAGAGCTCGTTCAAGCGCTGAACCGTTCTGCCGGAGCGATCGGCGATCCAGTAGTTGTTGAAGTCACCAAAAGCAATGGTCAGCGCGCTGGCTTCAACGGTCGGCACATAGGGGCTGGTGTAAATCTCATAACCCAGCAGACGGTCCGGCTGTCCTGCCTGGACAGAGGGCTGCCACAGGTATGCGCCGTTTTGGTCCTTCAGCTTGCGGATCAGGGAAATGGTCGCGTCATTCATCAGGAACTTGGCGTTTCTGCGGTAGGGGGATTTCAGCGCGTAGACCAGTTCGATCAGATTATCCACCGAAATGGCGGTTGCACTTCCGGCAGTGACACCAACCTCACCACCGCTTTCGGTAAAGATACCGGTAGGCTGACCGGTGCCGGTGCCGACGCAGAATGCCTGCTCCTCAGCAATACCAAAAGCACGGGCAAACTCCTGGGCAATGTAGGATTCCAGGTCGAATGCGCTGTCCTGGAGCAGTTCGGTGCTGACCTTCACCAGGTCGGTGAGCTTGTAGGCGTCGATCTGCTTCTGGGCAAAGGTGGGATTGCTCTCCGTGTAGGCAGCGTTTTCCGCTGTCCACTGAGCCACAGAATGGGTTGCAGCAATGGGAATCTTGCGCTCAGCACTGGTAGTGATTACCTTCGCCAGAGAACGGATCACATTGGCTTCATCCAGTGCGGTGACAATCGTGGTCTCGAACTCCTCCGGTACAAGGTAGCCGCCGTCTGCGTCTACACCTGTACTGAGGACATTGTGAATAAGCTGCTTGCCGCGCAGATGCAGACCAAAGTCCTCACGGTATGCGTTGGAAGCTCTGCCGGGTTTATCCTTGGGAGCGTTCTGGGGCTTTTCGGTGAGGGGCTGACCCACGGGCTTTTTCAGTTCCGCTTCAATGGCGTCTCTGCGTTCCATTCGGCGGATCTCGTTGGTCAGATCGTTCAGTTCCTTTTCCATGTTGTTGTAGGTGTTGTCGTCCTCGGCGGTGAGAACACCTTTTGCAGTGCGGTGGGTATCCAGGAATCCCTGCATGGTAGCCCACAGCTTGGCGCGCTTATCGCGCATTTCTACGATAGTCATATTAGAATTACCTCCGTTACATAAAGTCTTTGATTGCGTTCAGAGCCGCTTGGAGTTCGTCAACAGAGCGGCCTGTTGCTTCCTGAACATCAGGTTTTTGAGGGATAGCGCATTTTGCTGCGATCTTATCCATCAGGGAGTTGATTACATTAGCTTTGGAATACAGCATGGAAACCGCAGGCGTCTCCACATCCTCGGAAGAATCGTTGCGGGTCATGATCGCATCTGCGAACCCCAGTTCCATGGCTTTTGTCGCGTCCATCCAGGTTTCAGCGTCCATCAGGTGGGACAGCTTTGCGCGGGAAAGACCAGTCTTGATTTCGTAGGCATTGATGATGGAGTCTTTTACGCTCCCCAGCATTTCAATGGCCTTCTGCATTTCTGCTGTGTCGCCCATAGCCACGGTCATGGGATTGTGGATCATGAGCATAGACACCGGAGACATGAGAACTTTAGTACCCGCCATAGCAATGACGGATGCAGCTGAAGCCGCAATGCCATCGATTTTCACGGTCACATTTCCCTTGTAGTCCATGAGCATATTGTAGATTTGGGCGGCAGCCACACAGTCACCGCCGGGAGAGTTGATCCAGACGGTAATATCACCGCTGCCGGACATCAGTTCGTCCTTAAATAGCTGAGGCGTAATGTCATCGTCAAACCAGCTTTCCTCGGCGATGGTGCCGTTGAGAAACAGCGTCCGTTCCTCCGTCGGCATCGCATTCTCCTGATTGGTCACCATTCTGTTCTTCCACTTCCAGAACTTCTTCATCGGCATTTTCCTCCTTTCCGTCATCGCTTGTTTCTGTATTTGCAAAAGCCCCAGCATCTTTGAGCGGGAGCATATTGCCGTTGATAAGGTACAGGTCGCCGCCTTCCTCGGCGGGAATGCGGTCGAGGTTTTCCAGTTCCCGGATATCGTTTGCAGACATCCAGCCGTTCTGCCGACCGATGGCGTACCCGTTCATGCGGCTTTGATAGTCGCCGCGCAGCAGACCTTCCAAATTGAATTTGACAAAATACTGTACCTTTTCCTCCTGGGAAAGAAGAGTCCGCATAATGGATTGCTCCCAGCGGATCACCCAGGGGTCAAGGGTGTATTTCACAAACTCCAAAGACTGCTGCTCAATATTAGAAAAGCTCGACTTTTCCAGGTCACCCACCATATGGGGCGGCACTCGGAAAATTCGAGCAATCTCATTGATTTGAAATTTTCGTGTCTCTAAAAACTGCGCCTGCTCCGGGGAGATCCCAATCGGCGTGTACTTCATGCCTTCTTCCAAAACGGCAATCCGGTGGGCATTACTGGTGCCACCGTAGGTAGACTGCCAGCTTTCCCGGATTCGCTGCGGGTCCTTCAAAGTGCCTGGGTGTTCCAGGACACCGCCGGGAGCCGCTCCGTTTGCAAAGAACTTAGCACCGTATTCCTCGCAGGCAATCGCCATGCCGATGGCGTTCTTTGCCATAGCAATGGGTGAATAACCCACCAGCCCGTCAAAACCCAGACCTGGGATATGAAGAACATCGGCAGGACGAAGAATCACCGTGGATTGTTTGTCCCGGATAGCTTCGTCATTTCCGCGATTGTAGGAATAGTAAAGATGTCCGTTGGTATCGCGGTCTACCGTCATTTTGTTAGGCATCAGCGGATACAGAGCCACCACTTCGTTTTTGCCGTTTCGGATAATCTGGGCATAGGCATTGCCCCACAGAAGCAGATGCGTCATGAGGGTTTCCCGGAACACAAAAGAACTCATCTCCGGGTTCGGTTCATCATGAAGCAGCAGGTACAGCGGATGGTCGATGGCTTTTTCCTTGCCACCGCCCTCCGTATATCGGTAGAGGTGAAGCGGAAGACCAGCCACCGCTTCTGCGAGAATGCGCACACAGGAATACACCGCCGTCATCTGCATGGCAGAGCGTTCCGTCACGGCTTTGCCGGAAGTTGTCCCGCCAAGGTAGAAACGGTAGCCGCTTCCTGCGGTGCTGTTTTGAGGCTTATCGCGGGATTTGAATAAGCCGCTGAAAATACTCATGCATTATCACTCCTCTCAAATAAACAAAATGCCCCGGTCATCGTAGACCGAAGCACCGTTCTCGTTGCCGCATCGAATGGCTCTATCCAAAGCCATGATGGTGGCAACGGCACCGTCTATTTTTTCTGTTGATTTCGCTTTATCGGCTTTGATGTTTCCAGCCGGGTCAGTGCGGATGAAAATGTTATCCATCATCCAGCGGAGAACAGGATGACCACCGTGGGCAATTTTCTGCTCCAGCACCAGCTTCATCAGTTCCTTGGTAGGCGGAGACATATCCTTAAAGCCCTGTCCAAAGGGCACTACGGTAAAGCCCATCCCTTCAAGGTTTTGCACCATTTGAACAGCACCCCAGCGGTCAAAGGCAATCTCACGGATGTTGTACTGTTTGCCCAGTTCTTCGATGAACTTTTCAATGTAGCCATAATGAACCACATTGCCTTCCGTGGTTTGCAGATAGCCCTGCCTCTCCCAAAGGTCGTACATCACATGATCCCGGCGGACACGCAGGTCAATGTTATCCTCCGGTATCCAGAAAAAAGGGAGTACCGAATACTTATCCGTCTCATCCTCTGGCGGGAACACCAGCACGAAAGCGGTGATATCCGTAGAGGAGGAAAGGTCGAGACCGCCGTAGCAAACCCGGCCTTCCAAACTTTCCGGGTCAACGGCAAATGAACAGGCATCCCATTTATCCATTGGCATCCAACGCACCGCCTGTTTGACCCACTGGTTCAGCCGAAGCTGTCGGAAGGAGTTCTCTTCGCCGGGGTTCTGCTTCGCAGATTCGCAGGCGGCTTTGACCTTATCAATCCCCACTGTGATACCGAGAGAGGGATTGGCTTTCTTCCAAACTTTCGGATCTGTCCAATCCTCATTTTCTGCGGCTCCGTAGATCACCGGATAGAATGTGGGGTCATGTTTGCGTCCTTCAATAATGTCCAGTGCCTTTTGGTGTGTTTCATAACAAATACTCTGGGTGTCTGTCCCGGCTGTGGTGATCAGAAAGTAAAGCGGCTGCATTCTGGCATCACCGGAGCCTTTGGTCATAACATCAAACAACTTCCGATTGGGCTGGGTATGCAGCTCATCGAAAATAACGCCATGGGTGTTGAAGCCGTGCTTGTTTGCCACATCTGCCGACAGTACCTGGTAGAAGCTGTTGGTTGGAAGGTAGGTCAGCCGTTTTTGCGACTCCTGTATTTTGACCCGCTTTGCAAGGGCGGGACAGAGCCGAACCATATCCACCGCCACATCAAAAACGATTTTTGCCTGGTTGCGGTCGGCGGCACAGCCGTACACCTCGGCACGTTCCTCTCCATCACCACAGGTGAGAAGTAGAGCGACAGCGGCTGCGAGTTCCGATTTGCCTTGCTTTTTGGGGATCTCGATGTATGCGGTGTTGAACTGCCGATAGCCGTTTGGCTTAATCGTTCCGAACACATCCCGGATGATCTGTTCCTGCCAATCGATCAGTTCAAAGGGTTTTCCCGCCCAGGTGCCTTTGGTGTGGCAGAGACATTCAATAAAGCCCACCGCATAATCAGCAGCAGATTGGTCGTAGTGAGAATCCTTTGCCATGAATGAGGTGGGTTTATACTTTTTCAGCTTTCTGATATGCGGTCACCTCCTAAAAAAGAGCATAAAAAAACAGCCCTTATCGGCTGTAACGAGGAACAGAGCCTCTCGGCTCAGTCCCTGATTAGTGTATTTGTTTTACTGTTGCATCGCCCAGGCAATGGCGTGTCCATTGTCGAGGAAAGTTTCATCCGAAATGCTGACCAGCTTGATTTCGCCTTCGCAGGTGTGGTCCTCGGTGGTGAAGCGGTAGGCTGCACCGTAGTAGCACCGTCCGCTGGGATCGTAGAAATACCCGGCGACAAGGATTCGGTCGTCAAAGGTTAACAGGGTACCCCGGTCGTTCATCAACCTCACTTCCAGCATTTCCGGGGTGGTGGCTTCCGGCAGGCGGTAGGATGCGGCCTTCTGAGCAGTAGTTTTCTTCATGTTCGTGTCCTCCAATTCGGTGGTGTTTTCCCTTTCGGTGTGTACATATTCGCTCTAAAAGCGAATAATAGCAAGTCAATTCGGAGGAATATACTACACAAACATGGCGCTTGGATATTGTGTGCTTTACGGCTTTATTCCGACCGCTGGTAGCGGTGGATGGTCTGGATTATGGCGTCCTGCTCCTCTGGTGAAACACCAATGCTGTCCAGTGCCTCCCGTGTGCCGCAATCCGGGCAGATGAGGCTCTCGTTGTCCAGCCTGGAAAGAGCAGGTGCTTCCGTGAATGGCTTGCCACAGCGGGGGCAGATTGACAACCGCGTCACATTACTCTTCATAGTGTTTCACCCTTTCCTTACTGTACTGATAGGCTTCCAGCAAGCGGTCTGTCGGGAAGCCAAAGAATCGGTAACCCTGTGCACAAACACTCAGGTAGGAATCTGAAGGGATGCCGAACTGCCGATCCTCGTGCATGATGTAAACAAAAACCCGGCGTTTCCGAATCCTTCCCGTGCGGATTCCTTTGATATCAAGCTTTAGCTCCGTCTTGTAATAGAATGTCGGGTATCCTTCGTACCGATCGAGAGCCAACTCGTCCTCGGCGGTAACCTCCCACACTGCAACGGGTACTTTGCAGCCCTGTTCCGGTTCCACCGTCAGATAGGAGCCGGTCTTGCTCCCTTTAAACATAAGCCGAAAATCCTGCAATTCCGAAGTTCCAATAATCCTTGCCCCAGGGCAGCGCCAACGCATTTGATTTACATTGAGGTTGCTCCCGTAAGCGATGTAGTATCTTTTTTCCATAGTCATTACCATCCTTTCCGAAGTTGCCTTCTACCACCGAAAGCCCGCCTCAGCGGGTTCGGGGGCCTCTTGGCTGCGTCCTTCAAGCAGCTGCTCTGCCGTTTCTGAAGGCCGCGTCACCGAAAAGGCGGCGGGTCAGAATGTCCCGTGCGGTTTCAAACTCCTCACCGATGAAGCCCAAGCGGAGGAGCCAAGTGCGCATGGCGTATTTGGGGTTCTCGGTCTGCTGGGGCTTGGGGCTTGCGGTTCGCACCGTCTTTGCCATCTGGCTGAGGGCCAGGCAAAGCTGGATGTAGCTTTTAAGCTGCCCTGCGTGAAGGCCGTTCTGTTTACCGTTTGCGGGTTCATCGAACTGGAAAAGCCGGAACTCAACCGTGCCTTTGGTGAAGGTGGCGTGGAGGTTGAGCATATGGTAGCGGCTGTCATTGTAGTGCTGGCTTCTGCCGTAGTTGGCATTCTGGCTTGTGTACCAAACATCCGCAAGTTGCGCCATAGTGCGGGGCTTTCTGCGGTTGAGCTGGTCCAGGAACCGCTGGTCAACCGTGCGGCAGTAGCGGTGCATCCGCCCCCGGTCGAGGTCCAGGGCACTTGCCAGAAGCATCTCGTGACTGGCCATGATGTTGGCCAGGTTGCGGAGAGTTTGCGGTGTGTGGCCTTTGGCACCGATATGGATGTGAACTCCGCATCCTCTGGAGGCATCACTCTTTGCTCCCGCTTTTCTCAGGCGGCGGATAAGCTCCTGCAGTGTTTCCATGTCCGTGTAGGTTAGGATCGGGGTGACCAGTTCACATTTTTCGCTGTCCGGTCCTGCGATGCTGACATCCCGCTGAAATTTCCATTCGCGGCCCTGGGCATCCCAGGCCGACCAGGTGTAGTATCCGTTTCGGCCTGCGGTGTTCTCAAAGCGCCCAGTGCCAAAGAACTCGGCGGCCAGTCTGGCGGCTTTATCCCGGCTGATGCTGTTCATCTCAACCTCGACTCCGATGGTCTGGTTTTTCATCTCTGCGATCTGCCTTGCTGTTTTCTCGTTCATGGTGATTCCTCCGTTTTCGTTTGGTGTGTTTTCCCTTTCGGTGTACACATATTCGCTCTAAAAGAGGATAATAGCAAGTCCATTTCCGATAATATACTACACAAAGAAAACCGCAGGATATTGTGTAGTTTACAGCCCATTTCCACTATCCGATATTGGTTTAAGAGAGCCGTTTTCCTCCTCATCGAATATAGCGAGAGCGAGTCGGAAGCCTGTACGCAGTCCATCGATAAAGTATTCTTCAGCAGTCATGCCCGCGATAGTTGCTTGTAGACAAATCATTTTATTAAGGACTGAGCTTGCTTCCTGATCCAGCGTGGACCTGAGTTTTTCTTCTTCATCGACCAAACCGGCAGCAGCCTTTCCATACTCCGAATTACGGTCAAACTGCTTTTCATTCGGATTGATGTTTCCATAAAATAAGTCTTTCAGAATATTATTCAACATAGCGGTCACCCACTTTCTTCACAACATCCTCTTCGTAAACCACGTTCAATCTACATCCGTTGTCCCATCGCATGAGAAGGGAACCGGTGTCATCCACTCCAATGATGGTTCCCTTTGTGCCGATAGGCGGTGCCTGGGGATCGTCCATCTGCACCAGCTCCACACGAGTGCCGGTCGGGTACTCTCTGCGGATGCGTTCCACGATTGTCTTACTCGGAAACCGCATGGTCAGCACCTCCGTTCTTGAATGCTGAGGACCCGGAGAGGTTCTTCAGCAGAATCTTTCTCTCTGTCTTGTACTCGCTGCCGATAAAGCCAAGCCGCAGGAGAAAGCAGCGGAATGCGTATTTCTCGTTCTCCACCGGCTTTTCGGTTACAGTCACCCGCTTGGCGTTTTTGCTCATCTCGCAGAGCGCGGAAATGAAGTGGGTATAGGCTTTGACTTCATTGCCATCAGGCAGCTCCGGGAACCAGGGGAAGATTACCCGGTCTTCCTGAATCTCGATGGGCAGAGCATTTACACCGAACGCCTTTTTGATCAGGCTGCCCTTGGCGTCCAGCAGCTTGGTGAGGTTACCCACCGCCACCTTGTCCAGCGGGATCTCCACGGTAAGCCCCACGGATTCGTTCTGTGGCGCCGTGTCGGCAGCTTCGGATTCATCCTCGGAGGGCTGTTCCTCGCCGTCCTGCGCCTCGCATTCAAAGTCTGCTGCTGCGATGGCCTCCAGAACCTTTTCAACTTCATCACTGTAAGCACGGTCGTCAAACAGGAGCGTCCCGTCCTTAGTGACCGTGAAATAGTCGATCTCATAATTGCAGGTGGGCATGAATTTGTATTCCGCCCTGGCACCCGTGGTATCCGAGATGACCTTGACCAGTTCCTTGCGCTTTGCGCCAGTCACATTGTATCTGATTTCCATGTGCGAAAACCTCCTTTGTTTTTGGTAGTCACATATTCGCTCTGAACCCCTGAAATAGCAAGCGATTTCCGCACATTTGCTGTAGAATAGCTGCCGGATCATTCGCTGGATAACTGTGCATAGTACACGATGCCGGAAAACGTCAGTTTATTCTATTCCATCCGTGACCTCCTCATAGCTGTACGTTCTGCCATCCCGGAGGACTGTCACACCATCCGCAGAGCCGACCTGCTCGATGTAGCGGTTTACGATGACGTCGCAGAACTTCTCGTCCAACTCAATGGTGCGGCAGATGCGATCGGTCTGCTCACAGGCAATGAGGGTCGAGCCGGAACCGCCGAAGGGGTCAAGTACCACCGAGTTTGCCATACTGGAGTTGCCGATGGGATAAGCCAGCAGTGGGATTGGCTTCATGGTGGGATGATCGCCGTTCTTCTTGGGCTTGTCGAACTCCCAGATGGTGGTTTCCTTCCTGCCCGTGTACCACTGGTGCCTGCCGTTTTTCTTCCAGCCGTACAGCACAGGCTCATGCTGCCACTGGTAGGGAGAGCGTCCAAGTACCAGGGACTGCTTCTTCCAGATACAGCAGCCGGATAAATAAAATCCCGCATCGGCAAACGCCCTGCGGAAATTGAGTCCTTCGGTGTCGGCGTGGAATACATAGATGGATGCGTCTGCCGCCATGACCGATTCCATGTTTTTGAACGCAGCAAGCAGAAACTCGTAAAATTTCTCGCCTGCCATGTTGTCGTTCTTGATCTTGCCTGCCGAGCCTTCATAGTTGACGTTGTAAGGCGGGTCGGTAATCACCAGGTTTGCCTTGACTCCATCCATGAGCGTGGTGTATGTCTCCGCATTCGTGGAGTCCCCACATACCAGACGGTGCCTGCCCAGTGTCCACACATCACCAGCCCTGGTGAATGTGGGCTTTTGCAGTTCGGCTTCCACATCGAAGTCATCTTCCTTGGCTTCTACCGCAGGAAAAAGAGCTGCCAGTTCCTTGTCATCAAAACCAGTCAGCCCTAAGTCATAGCCCATTTCTTCCAAAGCCTCCAACTCCACACGCAGGAGGTCTTCATCCCATCCGGCATCCAGTGCCATGCGGTTATCTGCAAGGATATATGCTTTCTTCTGGGCTTCGGTGAGATGGTCGACAAAAACACACGGCACCTCGGTGATACCTTCCTCGCGGGCGGCGGCGATTCTTCCGTGGCCTGCAATGATATTGTACTCACGGTCAATGATGACAGGATTGACAAAGCCAAATTCCCGAATGGAGGAGCGCAGTTTGTTGATCTGTTCCTTGGAGTGTGTCCGGGCGTTGTTCTGATAGGGAATCAGCTGGGCAACAGATATCAGCTGCATTTCACTGGTGGTCTTGCTCATCAGAACAACCCCCATTCTGCGAACTTCTCAAAGCCGCCCACAGAGCGGATATAGTCACGGGCAATCTCCACGATCTGGGTGTATGGAATATCGTCCACCATCTCGTCCCCAATGGCGCAGGCAAGCTGTACCGGGTATCCGGTTTCCTGGGCTTTGAGGAAGGCATAGATATTAACGGATACATCCGCTTTGGATAGGTCTTTCCCATGAAGCCCGCCGCCGGTTACCGAGTCAGCCATGTCAGAACCCAACTTACGGTTGGTGGCTCCTGTATCCACATCAGTGCCGCCGGTCCAATCACCCAGAGGATTGATCTCCGCGCCGGGATACATTGTATCAATTTCACTTCCTGGAGCGTTGCTCTGGCAGATGATTAAGCGGATGCCGTCCAGGATGTATTTCCCGTCTGAGGGATATTGCTTATAGATACGGCGTGCAATCGCAGAAAGTTCCTTTTGCTCCTGGGTGAGGGGCATTCCTTTAAAAATACCGTTGTCCCCACAGCGAATGCCGTCCGCCTGGTTGTTTACAAGGTGCTGATCCTGTTTTGTGATATAGAGGTCGATCAAAACCTCACCGGCGATTCGCACGATGGCTTTAGCAATTTCCTCTTTGTCGAGGGCAGTAGTCGTCTCAATGATCGCATGGCAAACGCCGTGTCCAATCAGAACTTCAACTGCGATTTTCGGATTTTCCTCTGCGGCATACGCCAGGTCTACGATCGCACCGGCAATGCGGTCAGCCACCTTGTCCGGGTGCGAAGGATTTACTTTTTCAATCATACGATTATCCTTTCCGCGCCGTCAGAAGGCGCTCCATCAAATCGTCTTGCGGGTTTGCTCCTGTGTACTCAGTGGAGCAGTTCTCCTTGACGATCTGGTATATTTCGTTCCAGAGCCGGTTGGCCTGGTTCATATAGTTGATGCCGATATTGATAAACGGAGACGGGATCGGCTTGCCCGTTGTGGGGTGCTTGGACAGGTAACCCAGCGTAGAGGTCATTTCCTCACACTGGATCCACCGAGCGGCACACATGGCGTATCGCTCCAAAAGCTGCGGAGATACTACAGCCGTGCAGCCGATGGATTTGAGCCATTCCCAGGTTTCTTCATAGATTTCCTTTGCCTGCAGCTGACCACCGTCGCGCTGGGTAGCGGACAGAAAGTCGTGAGGCTTTGGCATATCCACTCCATTTACATCCGGGATATCCAGAACCTTCAAGGCTCTGCCGCCGGGGTTACCCGTTTCCACCTTTTCGTTGAGTGGCTTCTTTTTCCGTCCTGCGCCCGGTCTGGCACCGCCGCGACCGCCGATGTTATTGGATTTTGTTGGCACTTTTTCACCGTCCTTTCTGCGCCGGGGTAAATCACCCTTTTGATTTCGCCATTTTCGCACACGAAGCCCCAGGCCGCTGCCCGCATACAGGACCCGCAGAGATTTTGACCGCCCTACCGGTCGCCAAGGTCGTGGTGGATCTTGGCGTGGCAGGAACGGCAAAGGCTCATCAGGTTGTCTCTTGCATGAGTGCCGCCCCGAGAGATGGGAACGATGTGGTGTACCTCATCCACAGGAGTCATCCGACCCTCCTTCAGACACATCTCGCAGAGAGGATGCGCCGCAGCGTAGCGGTCACGGATTCGCTTCCAGGCTCTGCCGTATTTCTTATTTATGTCCGGGGCTCGTTCGTACTTGTTGTACTGCCTGCGGGCGACTGCTTCGTGCTCCTTGCAGTACTGTCCATCCGTGAGGTTAGGACAGCCGGGGTAGGAACAGGGACGCTTTGGCTTTCTTGGCATCGCTTCACCTCCTTGGGGCATAAGAAAAGCCCTGCGGGAGAGGGCGCTCCCACAAGGCCTTCGTAGGTTTTACTTTGTCCATCATAATACTATCATAAGAAGCGACTCTCAATCTCTCTCATTTACTCTCATGATGGTGGCAACACAGGAAAGGGCCGTATCATGCATCCGATAAATGTGCTGTATACTGTAATGCATCTCCACCGCAATCTTCTCCCACGAGAGGAAGCACAGGTATCGCTTCTCCAGCAGGGTTTGCAGCTCGACATCCGAAACGGCCTGTATCGTAGCCATGATTTCTTTCTTCAGCTCCACCAGATCTTCAACATCATGTTTCAGACTTTCCTCAACCTCGATAATCTTCAAAACAGCCCGTTCTACTTTGGAGCTGCCGCGATTCGGGTTTCTCGGCATGTCGCTATAAACGGCGGTACAGGATGTTGCCAGTTCGTTTAAAGACTCGATTTGCTGGAGCTTGGATTTAATCCGCATATCCAGTGTCCGGGCCTGTGACAGATATTCTTTAGCGGTCATTTTGCTTCTCCTTCCGTAACGATTGGATCAGAAATTCCGGATTGACTTTTGACAGGACACCGAACCAGCTGGAGCGGAAGAAATGCTCGATTTCCTGCAGTTCCCACTCGTCGTCGCTTAGCCGGTAATCCTTGACCGCTTGTAGAATGATGGCGTTTGCCAGATTCTCGTATGGTTTCAAAGTCGCACCTCCGAATTTGGAATCACTCGGATTGGCGAAGATTGTCGTTTTTTGTCTTTAGATTTTCAGATTTGCCTTAACCGCAGCGATAAGTGCCGACTGCGTTTTATCCTTGGCCTTCAGAGCCCGGAGTATTTGCTCGTCAATGGTGCCATCCGTTACGATATGTTGGACGATTACGGTTTCCTCGGTCTGCCCTTGCCGCCAGAGCCTTGCTATCGTCTGGGAATAGAGCTCCAAGGACCATGTGAGGCCGAACCAGACGATGGTGTTGCCACCGGTCTGAAGATTGAGGCCATGTCCGGCAGAAGCCGGGTGAATCAGAGCTACCGGGATTTCGCTGTTGTTCCATCTGCGGATACTGTCAGCCTTGTCCAGCTTGGAAAACGGAATATGCCGCTCATGCAGTCGTTCCATGATTCGCTCCAGATCGTGTTGATACCAATAGGCCACCAGAAGAGGCTTGCCATTGGCCGATTCGATAATGTCCTCCAGAGCGTCCAGCTTTTGCTTGTGAATGGGGACCGTATTCCCGCCATCGTCGTAAATGGCACCATTGGCCATCTGAGAGAGCTTGCCGGAGAGGGCTGCAGCATTGGCAGCAGATATTTCCCCATCGGGCAGGTCCAGAATGAACTGCTTTTTCATCTCGTCGTAGGCGTCCTGCTCGTCGGGACTGAGATAGACCTTGTATTCGCTGGATATGAGTTCCGGCATCTTCAGGTGGTCCGTGGATTTCATCGAAATGGTGATATCCGAGATTTTCCGGTATATGGCTTGCTCGGCACCAGGTTTCGGGCGGTAACTGTAAACGATCTGGCCGTTCATGGCATCCGGCACGAAATACTCCTGCCGATAATAGGTAATGAACCGACCGAGGCGTTTTCCCATGTCGATGACCTTGAACTCTGCCCACAGATCCATCAGTCCGTTGCTGGCCGGAGTGCCGGTGAGCCCAACGACACGCTTGATTCTGGGCCGTACCTGCATCAGAGCCTTGAATCGTTTTGACTGGTGGTTTTTGAAGGAAGAAAGCTCGTCTATCACGACCATGTCGTAATCAAACGGGAGCTTGCTTTTCTCAATGAGCCATTGGACGTTCTCCCGGTTGATAATGTAGATATCGGCTTTCTTCGTCAGGGCTGCTTTTCGCTCGGCCTCGCTTCCAACCGCCACCGAATAAGTCAGGTGGTGAAGCTGGTCCCACTTTTGAAGCTCTGCGCTCCAAGTGTCACGGGCTACTCGAAGCGGCGCAATAACCAGTACTTTGTGAACCTCGAAGCTGTCGAACAGCAGGTCCGCAATAGCGGTCAGTGTGATGCTCGTTTTCCCAAGGCCCATGTCCAGCAGCACGGCAGCGAGGGGATGGTCTTCGATATAGTTGATTGCGTACCTCTGGTACTCATGCGGTTCGTATTTCATCAAGTATCCCTCCAATCTGCTCAGGGGCATCAAGGACATATACCTTGAAGCCCAGCCGCCGCAGTAATCCGTGTCTGGCTACCTGCAAAGGTCTCGGTTCCTTGCCCGGTGCCTTGACCTCCACGAAGCCGATCTTGCCTCCGGGCAGCAGCACCAGTCGATCCGGCATCCCGTCAAATCCGGGACTCACCAGTTTCGGTGCGATGCCGCCGCTGTTTTTCACGGCCATGACTAAGTGTTGTTCTATGATTTTCTCTCGCATAATGTTCCTCCATCAGGAATTAGAGTGGGTGGTGACGGTCGATGACGGGTAATTCCGTAACTTTTCTTAGGTCTTGTTTTTTTAGTGCTCTAAGAATAGTTTCTGTAAAGACTGTCATCGACCGTCACCCTTGGTTCAATCAAGGAAGTCCGACTTAAGCTGCAGGCCAAAAAGCAGCCGTGCAGATTTACTTCTTTTCCTTTCAAAACCGGCGCATTCCAGCGCAGTGTAGAAATCAGTCGTGCTGCGGATATAGTCGCCCACCTGCATGCAATAGCTGCGGTATGCGTTGTAGACGTCTCCGGATTTAGCGGAATAGGAGCTGTCAATCTCACAGCATTCATCAAGGAACTGCGAGAGCCAGTCGTTATTGTCCTTGTACTTCTGGATTGCAGCTTCCACCACGGCTGGCTTTACGATGTGATAATCCTTTTCGATCACACGCTTGGCACCGGTCATGATCCATTTCAGGATTGCACCGCCAGCTTTGTTGAAAAGGTAATCGGCATAGTTCTTGATGTCAGAGGAGCCTTCAATCTTGGCGTTAAACGGAATGACAATCAGCCTACGCCATGTTCCGGCATCAATTGCACCGACCTTCGGCAGATGGTTCGTGTAAAGCACAAGGGTGTGGCTCGGCACAAAACTGAACGGGTCCTTGTACTTTTTCTCCGCATAGATCTCGTCCGTTGAACAGAGCTGTTTGACGTTGGATGTGTTCAGGCGCATGCCTTCCTCCAGCTCGGCGGCAATGATTATCCGTTTACCTTTGGCTTCAGCCAGCTCCGGCTTTACATTCCGCTTGCATCCGACAGTCAGAGTGTCTGCGGACATGTTGCCGCTATAGGTACCCATCACACGGGAAAGCGTATTCCAGAAGGTGGATTTTCCGTTGCGGCCTTCACCGTAGGCAATGATCAGGCCCTCGACACAGACCTTCCCGATAGCGGAAAGGCCAGCGATCTCCTGAACATAATCGATGAGCTCGTTGTCACCGCAGAAGAAGGTCTCCAAAGCGTCCTGCCAGATATCCATACCATCATCGGACGGGTCAACCGTGGTCTGCTTGGTAATGAATTCCGCAGGAGTGTGCTCATGAGCGGAAGGAAGGCCAATACGAAGGTCGTAAGTAGCTGACGGGGTGTTGAGCAGAAATTCGTCTGCGTCAAGCTGCCGCTGGTCAATCTCAACCATCGGATGTGCTTCCTTTAAGGCAGCGGTGATGTATTTGGAATCTCTGTGCTTGATGGCATAGTTGCGGTAGGTCGTGGCGTTCTCGTACTTTTGGAAAGAACGAGCCTGTTCCGAGCTGAAAGCCATAGCCGCTTTCTTTGGACCCATCGATGCCAGCAGCTCCCATGCGCCGTTTTTCATCATTTCGTCGGTTGCCTTCTTGATCTCGGTTTCGGCCTCCTCAAGCTGGCGAGTGGTGAGCTCCTGCGCTACGGCCTGAGCCTTGGGCTTGGATTCCTCCCAGAACCGACCGTTGTAGACCAGAAAATCAGTCGAGGGCGAATAGCGGAGCTTTCCCTCATATTCTCTTGCCAGCACCGTGGCCTGTCCGACGTCGGAATAGTCGGATGGCTTGAGCTGAAGGGCCTGATTGTATTGCTCCGGAGGAATGTATCCTTCCTGTGCAGCGACCTTCCCATAGAACCGCTGTGCGCTGCGCCAGATGCTATCGAGCTCCGACTGCTCCAAAGGCGGCTGACAGCAAGCGGCCACTTCCGCAAAATGCTTATGTGCCTCATCGGTATTGCCGAAGCGTTTCAGGATGCGTCCAGCATAATGGGACAGCGTGGCGTTGCGGCTGCCTTCGGGAATGACGATGTCGCCATAGCTGCCGGAGTCCATGTTGGCGTCAAAATCGTCGTCAGTAAGGAAGGTAGTAAGCGTCATCGGGCCGTCGAAGATCTCGACCTCCGGCTCCTTTGTCCCGAAGAAGAACCGAGCGGCATCGAGTGCCTTGGTGTCAAAGTACGGGAAGATGGTGTTTACCAGCTTTTTCATCTCGCTGTACTGGCCGGGTTCGGTGACTCGATCAATGGCGAAGAAGACGTGGAACTTCGGCCGTGCAGCTTTGCCGCCTTTGGTTTTCATGTGATTGCGGCTGTAATGAACCGCAAAGGCAACACTGGGAAAAGCAGTAGCAACGTCTGAGGGATAGACCCATTCTTCCGGATCGTCGCTGTGGTCGTTATCACAATCGACCGGCAAGCAGTCGGAGCCGATGAAATTGTCGTTGCTGCGGTAGTTGCCCTGATACTCAGCACAAACATAATCGTGCTTTACAGCTTCGATGAGGCTGTCCTTCCCGGTGACCTCGACCTTATGAGGGTAGGTACAGTTTTCAGGCACCTCCAGACAGTTGGAACGGTATAAAGTGAATCTCATCTTGTTACCTCCTCGCAGGTCTCGCTGAAGTAGCGGATTCGGTGTCCCTTCCAAGTCGCTCTCTTGATCTCGGCCTCCATGCCCTCGGAGATCCAGTCACCGAAGACCCACATTTCGGCGCATTTACTCAGGATGGCATTCCCAAAAAACAGACCCAGCTCACGCTCCTTGGGCTTGTTGTCGTCAAGGAACTGCGGAAACAGCAGGTGCGGTGCGATGGGAATGTATCCGGCCTCTACCGCAAAACGGCTGTAGCGTCTGGCGGCAGCGGTGTTGCGTTCGACATCTCCGGCATACGGACTGCAGATATACACGATGGGCCTGAATGCCCGGAGAGCTTTTTCTTCTTTTTCAATGGCACAGAAGGCTCCGAATGCTGTGGGATCGGCATAACCTTCTGCGTTTTTGTATTCGGCCATGATAGGCACCTCCAATCTAAAGTTCTCACTACCCACTGGAGGGGTTAGTGGTCTGTCTCTTATACACATCTCCGAGCCCACGAGACCGTACTAGATCT